TCGAACTGCCGCGCCTCGCCTTCAGTCGAAAAGCTCTTGATGCGCTGCTTGCCGCTCCACGGATCACGGTACCTGAGAACCCATTGCCGACGGCGATATTCCACGAAACGCAAACCCATTGCGATCCTCCTGTATTGTTTACGGAATGCATACAGTACAGGAGGAAGGCAGGTCTACAGCGCCGCGAGCTGGATCCGGAACGGTTCGGCCTCGGCCTCATGCGCCCGCCACTGCTCAAGGGCGTACTCGTCGCCGACGGCCAGGCCCGCAAGGGTGCGGGGAGTCAGGTACTTTGCGTCAAGCGCCGCAAGCCGCCCCTTGATCTTCGCCTGCGCTTCTTGCGCCAGCTCCTCGGCCGACTTTTCCGGCTTCGCCAAAAGCGCCTCCGTAGGGAGCGGGCCAAGCTCCTCCGTATACCGGGGCTCGGAACGCCACGTGTCGCCGGGAAGCCAGTAAGGCGTCCCGCCTTCCTTGCGGCCGCGCTCGTCCATATGCTGGCGATGGTCTTCCACCGCCTCCCACGCGTCCCCGGTCCAGCGGGCAATGTGCCCCGCAGGAATGTCGGCAGGCAAAGCAACGGGCGTCGCACCGGTCGCCTCTAGCATATACTCGCCATTGGGACGCCGAGTGGCATCACGGCTGCCAGTGTACTCGCCAGTCTTCAAATCATACATATGAAGCTGAGGGATGGTCATAACAATCTCCTGTGGTTAATGGTTTTATATTGATAAAAGTTTTTCCGAGCTTGGGGGCAGGGGACGGGGGAAGTTGGTGTCTGTGCCACTGACACCGGCCGTACTCTGACGGCGAGCTGGACGACCGGGTGGGCGCAATCTTTTATCCCGACCGTCTATACAGGCGGTGCTGTCTATGTTGAAACCAGCACGGCGACACAGGCTAGCGTCACAGCGACTGATCCTGTTATCCAACCTTTTCATGTAGTTTTTGACGCCGCCCGCGTTTGGGGTGAGCACGCGGCAACCGAGTTTTCCCCGGCGCATGTCCGATTACCTGTCATCTTATATCTTGGCCTCCCGACCTAAGTATGAAGGCCAAGATACAGACAGACGGGAAGATTGACGGACTCAGGCATGACTGTACCTGATGCGCTGTAGATAGGATTGTATCGTGAAGCTAGCATCCTAATATTCCAAGCCGGAACCCGATACGTGCCTTCTGTAGCCAAAATGGGTGCAGTTTCAGTGGTGTCCGGTCTCCCGTCATGAAAAGCACCGGAAAGATGCTGTGGATCAACACCAGCGTTGGTGAGTCCTCCTTGTACGAGCACGCGTGGCGCAAAGTGCCCCCCTATTTCAGGCAATCCCGGCGCGTTGTATATCCCGGCTAGGCCATCGCCTCCCCCCGTCCAAGCTCGGAAAAACTGGTCGCTCAGCTTGGGAACATATAATCCCGTGGGGTTAGCGGTGTTG